GGCAAGTGATTGTTCCGTAGAAGTCATTACGAACCATCTTCTTACCGTAGCGAGTCATAACGCCCTTGCGAGGAGTGAAGTCCTCAGGAGCGAAAATCGTCGGAGTAACGATAAGTGGAACGTAAGGAGCGTATACGTAACCAGTCTCAAGGTAGCTACCACCCTTATAACCAACAAGAATCTTGTTGCGTGGGAAGTAAGGGTCCTTGTAAACTGTGAAGCGGTTGCTTAAGCTACCAACCGACTCAGCGCCAAGGCTCATACCAGAAATCTGGCCGTCACCGTCGATGCTGTAGTTTGGCTTGTAGAGTACGCTAGCTTCGAGCATGGTTGCAACATCAGGGCTGACAACGATGAAGTTCGCAGCACCACGGAGGGTCTTTCTGTGAATCTCGTTAGCAACATCAATGACGGTCTCAACCAAGGTCTCGTACCATTCACGAACTGTACCAGTGAAAGAAGGTCCACCCTCGAGGGATGATGCCTTAGCAGCAACAACACCGCTACGCTTGTTGACAAAACGACCAGGACGACGGTCCCAGAAGAAGTTTGTGTCAGCCTGCATCAGCAAGTCGTTGAGGATTTCACGGTCGATTTCCAAAGCAATCTGCTCTGAAAGAATCTGAGTAAGCTCAACCTCAGCGTCAAGGCTATGGTAAGCGTTCAGGTCCTGAGCAAGCTCTGGTGACCAACGTGCTCTTAACTTACGTGTTTGAGCAACAACCGAGAGGCTTTCAATCTTAATATCAATCTCAGGAATTTCCGGAGTTGGAGTAGAACCGAAGCTTGACTCGAATGTTGGAACAACAAGAGTTGAACCATCTGAGCTATCAAGAGTAGCAGCCTTAGGATACGTAACTCGGAAAGCAGTAGTATCGTTAAAGACTGTACCTGAAACAACCATCAGAATCGCTGAACCGTCAGTCTCTGCCGCGGCCATAGGATCTGCAGAGATATCTCCGAGATCAGAACCGGACTTGACCAGCTGGTTTAAGCGACGAACGTTATAGACACCAACGCCACCCTGAATTGACTCAGGAATTGCGGCCATATCTTCAGCGTCATTAAGACCAGTAGTACCTGTTAATACAAGCGCAGCTTCCTTGATAGCTGTAACGTCGAGGTTAGCACCTAAAGCACCAAGATCGACAGCCATGAAGAAGAAGTTACCAGCCTCATCATCAATCAAGCGAGAGATTTGAGGGTCAAACTGGATAAACTTACCATCAGAACCTGACGATACGATTGTGTTGCTGCTAGTAGGAACTGCACGGCTCTGAGTAGCGGCACCACCAAGGGTGAACACGCTTGAAGTATCAGAGTCAGCAACAAGTGTAACTGCTGAGCCTGTGTGGACTCTAGAGTAACCGCTACCTGCAAGGTCATATTGTCCACCGGTTCCCAATGAGCCAGAGCGGACGCCCTTACCTGCTGGGTTATTGTAGATTGACTGACCAGCATCGTAAGTTGCTTTTGAATCAGTACCAACACCATCATTCTCACCACCGATATTAGTACCGTAGGTGTAGTCAAGATAGAAGAGCAGTCCTGATGGAAGGCTCATTGGCTGAATTGAAACAAGGTCATTCGCAACCAAACCACCGAATACTCGACGGACGATTGGGAAAGCGATGTTAGTGAAGCCACGGATATCTCCGTTAGCTGCTGATGCTGTGAGACCACCACCACCGACGGTGGATGATTCACGAAGGACCTGACCGGCCTGGTTCTCGAGTAGCGTTGCCATGTTTTCACGATGGACGCCGTCAAGACCACGAAGGAGACCGGTCCGAGCCCACTTTTCTGTAAGGCGAGCGTTTGACTCACCTTGGTGCCGCTGACGAATACCTTCTGTCAACTGCTCAAGTGTAAACTTTTTAGACATTTTGTGTTTCTCCTTTAAAGAATTAGCGTCTGTTACTTGGATTTAATACCAGCGAGTGTTGCCCATCGGTCCGTCTGCGTCGACTCATTTACAGTGGCTGCGCCGCTGCGAGTAGGCTTACTGGATGAACCAAGAACTCTTCTCTTGCCCTCACTGAGGGACTTCTTGTTAAGTGAGCGAGTCAAACCGTCATAAACGAGTTTGGCTTCTCGGATTGTCTTGGCATTATCAAGAGCCTCGACTATGGCACGCTGTTGCTTTGAACTTACATTACGATTCTGGATCAGCTTATTCACATAAAGCAGTTTTGCGTTAAAAAGATTCATTTCTGAAAGTTGTTTCTTCAACTCTCTGTTTTCACGGACTGTATTAGTTGATGCGGCTCTTCCGTTACTACGGCGGGCGCGACGAGTTCTTCGCTCTGCAACAGGACCTGTTGTAGCTTCAGCAGCCTGATCGACTGAGTCGACAGTGCCAAGCTCATCGGCGAGTGCATTAAGAAGATCTTCTTCATCAACTTCCATTACTTCAAGCTCTACTTCACCGCCACCAAATTGGTCGGCTTCTTCTTCAGCTTGTTCACGGATAGAGCGAAGACGCTTAAGCTCGTTGCGAAGCATACGAGGATCAATTTCAAAAACTTCATCAAGTTCTTTCATTTCGTCCATTTCCAATTCCAGCTCTTCGCCTTCCTCTTCTTCGTCTTCGGCTTCTTCCTCTTCGGCTTCTGCTTCTTCAGCTTCTTCCTCTTCGGCTTCGCCTGCTTCAGCGTCCATTGAAAGCTCAATGTCCAAAGCGTCTATATCAGCATCTTCAGCGTCTTCGACACCAAGAGCTTCTAGGTCCTCATCACTGAGCACCAGTTCCATTTCATCAAGTTCGCCATAACCAGCCTCAAAGAGTTGGTTGAAGATGGCGCGGCTGCGGGATTTAGTCATGTTATTCATCTCCTTTAATGTTTCGAATAGCTGAAGTCTTAGCCCTTGTCCTTCGCTCTCAGAGATAACTATTGCCTCTGAGCGTAAAGTTAAGGCCTCATTCAACAATTTTTGATATGACCGTTTTATTACAGCGCGTTGCTGTGAGCTTAAACCACTAGGATTTACGCTTTCCAACAATGCATCCATTCTCCTAACCTTCCCCTGAAGCTTTGCAATTTTATTAGCAAGCTTATTTCCGTTGGAAGACCCAGAGTTGTTCAGTACTTCTTTAATATCTTTGATATTTTTCTTCATTGATTCAGACATGGAGACGTTAACATCACCTTGCGCATTTATTACAACGCTTGCTTCGACATCAGCTTCTATACCAGGACCGTCATCCTCATCATCGACTA